TTTCAATACAATGGCGATGGCACACACTTATTAGAATTTGACAATGGTATAACAGCATCAAACGTAGCAACAAAACAAAGAGGTATAAACATAAACGATTTACCTTTTAAAGAATTAGCAGTTGAAATACATAATGCAGGAAATTTAGGAGCAGCAGGAAACAGTCAAATGTTAATAGAGTTAGAATACAGATTACATCCAATTATAAAATAAAATGGCAACAGAAAAAGTAGTAGTAGAGGTTGAGGTAAAAGCACAACCTGCAGTAGCATCGGTAAAGAGTTTAAAAGCAGAATTAAGATTAGTAACAAATGAACTTGCCACACTTGAAGAGGGTAGTGCAGCATTTGTTTCGGCAGCACAAAAAGCAGGACAACTAAAAGACCAAATCGGAGATGTAAAAGATACTATTAATGCTTTTAATCCTGAACGTAAATTCCAAGCAATAGCAGATAGTGTTGGTATAGCAGCAAATGGATTTGCAGCATTACAAGGTGGTATGGCATTATTTGGAAGTGAGAGTGAAGACTTGCAAAAAGTAATGGCAAAGACACAAGGAGCAATTGCATTAGCTACAGGTCTGAATGGTTTGCTTGGTATGGGTGATGCTTTAAAAAATCTAAAATTAACAACGTATAGTGCTATAAGTGGATTAACAGGAATGGTAACAGGTGTAGGTGGATTAAGTGGTGCATTAAACGCACTAAAAACTACTTTACTTACCAATCCTTTATTTGTATTGGGTGCTGTAATTCTTTCAATTGGAGTAGCTTTAAAATCTTTTTACGATGGTTTAAGTAGTGGAATAGAGATTTATAAATCAAGTGCAAAAGCAGTAGGAGATTTAAAGAAAACTTATACAAGTTTAATTGATGAGATTAAAGATTTGCAAATTGAAAATGCTTTATTGAATGGAGATATTAAAGAAAAAGATGCAGCATTATTAAGAGATAAAAATAATTTTAAGAAAGAATATTTAGCTATTCTAAAAGATGCGAATGATAAAGAAGGTGAAATAAGAAGTCAAGCTATAAAAGAAAGAGAAGATGATGGATTTAAAGGTAGTAAAAACTTACTTGATAAATTAGGAATTGAAACTGCAACAACAAAAGCAGCAAAACAATCTCTTGAAAATATTGAAAAACAAAAACAAGAAAACATTGCTGCATTAAAGACAAAATATTCATTAATAAATGGTAATACAGTTATTAAAGAAACACAAAAAGAAGTTGATGATAAACTAACTAAAGATGAAAAAATAAAAGCAAATCAAAAAAGAATTGATGATTGGAATAAAGAAAGACAAGCAGGAATATTAAGAACAGAAGAAGCAAATAGAGAAGCACAAAAAACAATTGATGACATTGCTATTTTTAATGCAGAACTACAAGCAAAAGAAGATGAGAAATTAGCTGAAGATAAAAGAAAAAGAGATGCATCTATTCTATTATCAGAACAAGAAAAAAGAGCATCTCATATTGAAGATTTAAAAGATATTTCAAAAGATGAAGTTTTAAGTGCAGAAGAAAGATATGCTGCTTTAGATGAATTAAACCAAAGAGGATTATTATCAGACAAACAAACAAGTGATGCAAAATTAGCAATTGCTCAAAAAGAGAAAGATGCAAAATTACTTTTATTAGATGCATATGCAGGAGCTTTGAATGTATCAGCAGATTTACTTGGCAAGAACACAGTTGAAGGAAAAGCATTAGCAATAGCAGCAGCAACAATCTCAACTTATACTGCAATAGCAAAACAATTAGCAGCATTTGCAGGAGTACCTGTTCCGGGTTATGCAATAGTACAAGCAATAGCAACAGGTGTAGCAGGATTTGCAGCAATCAAAGGAATACTTGATACACCAATACCAAGTAAAAATGGTGGCGGAGGAGGAGGTACTGCACCTGTTGCACCAAGCATTCCAAGAATACCTCAATCATTAAGTGGTTCAATGCTTAATCAAAATAGACCTATGGATATAAATAATACTAATCCAACAGGAAAAGTTATAGTAACAGAAACTGACATCACAGGAACTCAAGATAGAGTAAAAGGTATAGTTCGTAAAGCAACAATTAAATAAAAAAGTATATTATTAGTTATGGAGAAATTACCTATTTACAGATTTGTAGTTGGAGAAGATGATGAGTCACAATTGGAAGCAATGGCATTAGTTGATAATCCTGCTATTGAATTAAATTGGCAGACATTTAATAATTCAAAAATAAATTTTGTAACTGACAAAGAAAAACGAGTTATAAGTGGAGCATTGATGGTTGCAGACCTTCCAATTTATAGAAGAGATGAAAGCGGTGAGTATTACGGAGTATTTACAGCAATTGACATATATAACCTAAGAAACAAATTCTTTAAGTATTCAAAAGATAAAGAGGTAAATATGATGCACGATTCTAATAAGATGTTAGAAGGAGTGTATATGATAGAAAATTTTATCATTGATAGTTCAAGAAACATAAATTCACCTAAAGGATTTAATTTAACTGATGGCAGTTGGTTTGGTTCATACAAAGTAGACAATGAAGATGTATGGAATAACTTTATTAAGACAGGAGAGTTTAGAGGGTTTTCAGTTGAGGGAGTTTTTAAGACAGAAAAAATAGATGAAAAACCAAGAACAAAGATTGATGAGATGATTGATATAGTAAAACAAATTGACAACTAAAACAAAAAAATAAATTAAGTATATTATTAAGCAAATAAAACAAAATGACAAAATTAAACGCATTCGCAAAAATCAAAGCATTATTCGCAAACGAGAACTTTAATGATGCAAAATTAGCAGATGGTACATTAGTACAATGGGAAGGTGACTTAGCAGAAGGTACTGCATTAATGGTTATTGATACTGATGGTAATACAACTCCTGCACCTGATGCTATTCACGAATTAGAAGATGGAACTGAAGTTTACACAACAGGTGGATTGGTTACAAGAATTGAACCTAAGGCAGAAGAAGTAATGGAAGAAAAAATGGCAGCACCTGATATGGCAGCATACGAAGAAAGAATGGCATCTTGTGAAAAGAAGATTGCTGAGATGGAAACTAAAATGTCAGAAATATTTACAGCAGTAGAATTAGCAAATGTAAATGTAGATTCTAAGTTTAATGAAATAAAAGAAATAGTTGAGACAATTGCTGAAGAACCTATCGTGGTTGTTGAAGCACCAAAGAATTCAACATTTAAAAAAGCAAAACCAAAACAATCAGCAGCAGATAGAATTGCTGAATGGAAAAATAGTAACATATAAATAAAAAAAATAAATAAAAAAAAATTATGGCATTTGTAGTATCAACTTTAGCAGCCTATACCAATCCGAACGAAAATGTTTTGATTACTAAGGCAATGTTTGAAGCAAAAACAGCTTCTCGTATGACTCCATTAACAGGAGTAAAGTCAACAATTGAAGTACCAACTTTATCAGACACTTTGTTTTGGCAAGATGGCTCAACTTGTGGATTCTCAGCAAGTGGTAACACTTCAATCTCAGGTAGAACTTTAACTATCGGTAAAATTAAAGTTAATAAAGAGTGGTGTATTAAAGACCTTGAGGCAAAATACACACAGTTATTATTATCTCCAGGTTCAAAATATGATGCACTTCCAGGTGGAATTGACCAAGCATTTGTGAATACTGTTACAGGTACTAATGCAGAACAAATTGAAGTAGCAATTTGGCAAGGTGACTCTGCAAGTGGTAATCCTAACATCAATAAATTTGATGGTTTAGTTAAAATTATCAACGCAGCAAGTGGAACAGTTCAAGCAAATGCAACTGCTTATGTAAGTGCAGTAGCTACAGCTATCACAGCAGCAAACATCATCTCAATTATGCAAGGTGTTTACCAAGCAATTCCAATTGCTTTATTGAACAAACCTGATTTAAAAGTAAACGTAGGAACTCACATTTTCAGATTATATCAAATCGCTTTAACTAACGCAAACTTATTCAACTACACAGCAGTAGAAAGTGCATTAGGCGAAATGAAATTACACGGAACTGATGTAACTATTGTTTCTTGTCCAGGTCTAAACAACGTAAACGCAATATACGCATTACAAGATGCTAATATGTTCTTAGGAGTTGATTTGCAAAACGAAGAAGAAACTTTCAAGTTTTGGTACTCTGAAGATTTTGATTTAGTACGTTTCAAAATGGAATTCAAATACGGAGTTCAAGTTTCTCAAGTTGCAGAAATCGTTAAATTTACAATATAATTAACCAAGAGGAGTAGCTAATAACTACTCCTCTTTAATAAATAAAAAAATTATGCCTTGTGCCATCGTTTCAAATTATGCTCTTGACTGTAAAGATACGGTAGGAGGAATAAAAAATTTATACATTACCGAATTAGCTAATGTATCAGCATATCCTGAGAATGCAAGTGGAATTGTTAGCGCAATTACTAAAGCATCGGGAACTAAATTTTACAAGTATGAATTAGAACCAAGAGGTGCTAATAATACTTCAGTAGCAATCCAATCTGACCCTGCAATAGGAACAGTTGCTTACGAGCAAACTATTACTGCAAACTTCTTAAAAATGCAACAATTGACAAGTGCTAAATTAGCATTGCTAATCCAAAATAGATGTGTAGTAGTTGTAGAAATGAAATCAGGTCAGTGTTTTATTTTCGGTAAAGAAAATGGAATGCAAGTATCAGGTGGAACAGCTACATCAGGTGCAAATATGAATGAGTTTAATGGTTACACTCTTACCTTTATGGGACAAGAGAAAGCATTTGCTCAAGAAGCATTGTCTTCATTATTAGCAACAATAGTATCGTAAATTCTTTTCATTGTTTTCATAATAAAGCCTACTTCTAAACGAGTAGGTTTTTTTTTGCTTGTAAAAACTTAATTTAGTATATTATTAGATATGATAAAGTTTAATAAATCAGCAACAAATAATGTAGTAGTAACTTTAAAAGAAAATACTACAGTTGCAAATCAGATTTATTTGTTTAAGTTTGTAAGTCAACAAACACTTGTAAGCTACTATTTTATAGCTACTGATATAAGTGCCTACAAAGATAGATTTAATCAATTTACGATAACTGAAAAGGCATCAGCAAATACATTAAACGGAGAAGTTACATTAGGTTCACAAGGATATTATGACTATAAGGTATATCAAACAAATTTAAGCAATACAAGTGGTCTTGCAAACGCAGCAGCAGCAGTTCCTAACATAACAAAAGAAGTAGAAGATGGATTAGTATATGTAGTATTTGCAAACAATACAGATATTACTTACGATTCAATAGATAATACAATGATAGTTTACCAACCATAAATATGTACAAAGACTCAGTAATAAAAATAGGATTTTCAAATGATAAAGTGCCAATGTTTTTAGAAACTAAAGGCAAAGATTATATTAAGTATGGTGAGACAAATAATTATCCTGAATACTTAGTTACTTTATTTAATAGAAGTGCAAAACATAATGCTATAATAACATCAAAACAACTATATATCAATGGTCAAGGCTTTATGTTTGACCAAACAAATATGGAAGGTAAAGATGTGTTAAGTTTACAAGCATTTATAGATAATCCTAATCCTTATGAAACCTTAAACGAATTAATGTCTAAGACAAATCTTGACTGTGAGTTATTTGGTGGTTGTTATTTAAAAATAGTTGGAAGAAAAGGTGGCAAAGGTTATGACATTTACCACGTTGACTATTGTAAGATAAGAAGCAACTATGATAATACTGAGTTCTATTTGAGCAATGAGTGGTTAGATGAGTTTGGAGCAGAAAAACATAATCCTGATATAGAAAGTACATATGCTCCTTTTGACCCTAATGCTAAAAAACAAGCAGAATCTATTTATTACTATAAATCATATAGACCTAATTTAAATACTTACACATTACCTGAGTATATTGGAGCAGTTCCTGCAATCATAACAGATGCTGAGATAGCAAACTTTCATAGAGCAGAAATACAGAACGGATTTAAAGGAAGTAAGTTTATAACTTTTATGAACGGTGTTCCATCAGATGATGAGATGAAGGTA